GATAGTAGGATAAACAGAGGCAAAGAAGTCATCAGCAATGTGATTCGGGATGAACGCGAACTCGTCAAGAAAGATGACATTATAGGATCCGCCTCGGACAGCAGATGAAGAAGTAGAGTTTGCCGATATTTTACTCCCATTTTCTAACTCTAAAGAACCTTTATTCCATGATATTATACCCTGCTGCATCCATGTAGGCAAATTTTCATATGCCAATTGTAACCTTCCAAGTAAATCTCTAGCAGTAGATGCTTTGTTTGCTAGAATTGCTATATTGACATTATCATTAAAAACTGCATAATGCAAAAGATATGAAATACAGGTAGTAGATTTACCAGTCTGACGTGGCATTTTACATATATTAAATCTATTCTCATGAAACCTTTCAATCAATTTCTCTTGGAAATCATACATATTAAATCCCACGAGTCCCTCATCAAGAGAAACAATTTTTATGTAATTTCTTGCAAAATATACAGGATTGTCCTTACACTTAAGAAACTCAATAATCTGTTCCTCAGTATATTCAATCGGAGTATTAGCTCTCTTTAAATTGGGATTACCAAGATATACATCATTAGCAGACATAATTTAATCCTTATTATCCAAAAATCCTTGCTTTAACATTTTTGAAAGGTCGGATGTTGATCCTACAAAGACTGCATTATTAGTAACATTATTAGTAGTTTTATTAACTTCTTCATCAACTTCTCTAACTTTTTTCTGAAGATCCATCAATTTATCCGTACTATCTGCCACAGATTTAAGAAGTTGGCCAGCAACTTCATAGGCTCTTGGACTAGCAGTTTCACCTGCAACTTCCATTATACCATTAATTGCTTCTTGACCTTTTTCAATTAAGGAGTATAAATTAGCACGAGTATATTCATAATCTTTTTTAACCTCGTCCGGTTTTGGGGCTACTTCAATCTCAAGAGAATCATGTGCTTTTATGATATCACTTTGAGTATTAAGTGCTTCATCAATAGGGTCATAACTAGACATAATAATTAAATATCCTCTTGTCGTGTGGGACTATAAGTTTTAGCATCACCCAAATCTTGCCAATTTTCACTAAATCCAAAATCATCACCAGGTCCAGCATCTGGAGGAACTGGAGTTACGGTATACCTCATTTCACGTTTAGCCGTCTTAGTATCAGTAGTTCCATATATATCTGCCTGAACTTTCTTAATAAGTCCGTCGGTCGTATCCGCAATAGGTCCAAAGAGATAGGATTTTGCAGTAAAACTTAATGTGTATATAAGTGCTCTTCTAGTGGAAAAATCTCCCTCATAATCATCTTGAAATGATATATTATCCAATACTATAGGAATATCTCTTTTCTCCCCAATAGAACTAACCAAATCAACAGTTAAATTATAGGAAGGTTGAAAATAAGGTAATATTTGCTCTACAATTTGCAATGCATCATCATTTAACTTTGTAAAAATACTCAACTCAAATCCAATATTATATGGAACGGGCATATATACTTTTTTCAAATTAGTCCCATCAGACGTTTTAAATGTCTGTGTTACACCTGCTTTTCTGGTGGGATCATATGTAATATTATTCATTTCAAATGACATTCTAGGCAATGTTATCTGAACCGATTTATTTAATTCTGCTTGTTGCTCCAATCTTGCAAGAAATTTTTGAGCAGGTCCATAGGATAAAGGGACTTGCATTTGACCTGTGTCATTATGCCTAATTCCAATTTGATTGAATACACTTCCGAAAGAAATGATAGTCTTGCGGATAATTTCGTGATAATAATAAGTTCCTAGCATTATACTTGACCAAATGGGTTGCCTTCACTAAAGTCGATAATCTTATCTGCTTCAGTTTCGAGTATTTCGTTCTGATCATATTTATCATCAAATTCAGATGCCATAATATAATCAACGGTATATCGTGCTCCAGAAGTAGCTCCAATCGCTATATCTCCGGCAGCAAATGTACCATCAGTAGTTCCGAGTTTTAGAATACCCTCATCTAGATCCCAAGTCTTAACTCTACCTATAGCAGAAGAAATAGAACCACTGACTTCTTCATTAAGTTCATAGGTTCCAATACCTGTTATTGTTGGTGGTGAACTTACAGTTGCAATTGCTGTACCAGCAGTATATCCGATACCAGCATCAATAATAAGAACCTCTGAGACAGTATTGGCAGCACTGACTAACACTCTTCCACTAGCAGTTACGATACCAGCAGCAGGAGTTGGACTGGTGAAATATAAGTCAGGTGCAATAGGATAACCAGTACCAGGAAGAAGAATATTAACAGTTCCGATTCCTATACTATCAGTAACTAGTGATGCAGTTGCAGCTGCCCCCACTCCATGGTAACTTGTAATACCATTAGTTGCAGTTGTTGCTGTACTTACTATAGTGACAGTTGGTGCGACAGTATATCCAGCACCAGTATTTGTTAATAATATCTCTTCAACAGAGTAAACATTATTTACTGATGTAGTGATAGCAACCGCAGTGGCATTATTCCCTGTTGGTGATGTACTTATGGCAACTGTTGGTATAGTAGTATAATCATATCCATCATTATTCAGATAAATTTTTCTAACATAACCACTGGCAATATTTACTCCTAATTGTGCAGTTGACCCAATAGAGATCATTTTCAACTCAGTCATATAACCATATTTCAGTAAAGCATTATCAATTTCTTCGTTAGATGTATATTCTTGATCCCATCCACCTGCTTCATCTTCAAGTTCAAAGAGTTCACACTGTAATTCATATACATAATTTTTATTAAGTTGATAGAATGGTTTTTCATGTTCTACAAACTTTATTTCAAACATTCTTTGCCCTAATGGGAAATATATTAAATCACCTTCTCTAGGTCTACTTGCCACATCAATTTCATCATCAGGCATTGTCAATAAAAATGGAGCAATAAAATCTTCAAATCTCTCTCTTGAGATTGTTACAACCAAATCATCCTTTAAACTCATACCAAATTTAGTCATTATATCCCCAGCACCTGTATACCCTTCATAGGTATTCACATATGCTTCTATTGCAAAATTATCATTAAATGTGGAAGATTCTACCTCTCTAAAGATATTATCTGTATTAATAAGTTTTCTGGGTAAATATACAACCTCAATTCCATACATTGATAACTGTTCATTAATCAGGTTCTGAACTAATCGTTGCTCAGAAGCAGATCCTTGGAGAAAAAATGGATTTAATGGCATTATCTTATCCTATCAGATCCAGAGGAGGTAACTCGTATTCACTACTCATTTTTTCTCTAAGATAATCTATCTCTCTCTGCCCATCATCATATATTTCTCTCCCATTAAATTCAATTCCACCAGGCAATTTAACTCCTCTAAACTTAATTAAATTCTGGCCCCACTGTCTCTTAATTAAGGCAGTCAAATATAATTTAAGGAACCTATCATTATAGACTTTTGTAAATTCTGTAGGATTTAATGCCCTATAACAATCCATAACAAAATAAGTACCAGCATCTTCTGAAGCCCAATCAATATCCAAATATAATCTATCTTGTCTTTGATTAAATCTTATCTGCTTATCAGTAGTTAATAAAAAATCTATATCTTCTAGATAAGTTTTTGTCATTGCATATTGAAGCAATTCGACAGAATTAAAATAATATAAATCATTTAAGAATAACTGGTATTTAATACTAAACATTCCACCAGAAATAGAACTAGTATCAAATTTAAATATCTTTTCTACACCAATTACTGCGTCTGGCACTTGTATAAAATTAGAATTTTCATACCAATTAAATGACATAGTTCCCACACCACTCACATTAGTAGAATTAGCGGTTGTAGTAACAATACCCACACCAGTCGTAGGATCGGCCTTTCCTCTATCAATATCTTCTTGAGTTACTTTGTATTTTAAATACATTCTCTCAACACCATCAAAATGACGCTCATGAAAAAGTTGAAGTGCGTCATCAAACAAATCATCTACTTGATCATCATCAACATTAATTTCTAAAATAGGAGCTCCTAATTGTCTTAGACAATAATCTTTGAGTTCTTGTTTAGTCGTGGGTTTTGCCATTAATAAGTACCTCCATCGATTAATCCAACAAATTGAGTAGCAGTTATAACTCCAGTTAAGTTAGTGTCAGTACCATAATAAGCTACTGAAGTTACTGAAGTAATTCCTAAAATATTTGTGGAACTATTTCCTTTAATAATTCCATTCGTTCCATCGCTGTATATTTGTAGGTCATTTCCATCACCAAATGCAATTTGTGCAAGATCATATAACTTGAATTTACTAGTAGCCTGATCCCATAATGCCTCATATGCTGCACCCTTAAATTGCACATCATTATTCAGTGTAGAAACACCAACAACGGTCAATCCACCACCGGTTATTCTAACTCCTGATCTTGCAGTTATAAGGCCAACCGAATCTATATTAGTTACATCTTCTTTAGTTAATGTTCCGGCAATAGAAACATTACCATCAAACTGGGCATCCCCTACAAAAGTAGAAACACCAGAAACATTAAGAGTATCTAACTCAGTCTGACCATTTACATCTAATTTAGCAGTTGGTAGAGCTGATCCAATACCAACCCTATCAGTGCCACCATCAGAAAAGATTAGATTCTCATCATTTAATCCTTCAACACGAAAATCGCAATTATTACCACCATCATTAACTATAACGGTATCAACAGTTG